TTATATCCGGTTCTTCAGTGCATATAGCATTTCGAGCGCGCGACGTGGTGTTACGTCATCCAGATCCAGTTTGGCCAGTTCGTCCAGCACCGGGTGCGGCAGACTGGCGAACATATCGCTCTGCTGTGGCGTCGCCGGTTTGCCTTTGGCCGCCGGTTTCGGCGCTTCATGGGGCAGTGCGGTATCTTCCAGGCGGCGCAAGTGTTCACGGGCCCGGGTGATGACCTCATTCGGTACGCCGGCCAGTTGTGCCACCGCCAGGCCGTAGCTTTGGCTGGCCGGCCCAGGCAGCACGTGGTGCAGGAACACGATTCGCTCGTTGTGCTCGGTGGCGTTGAGGTGCACGTTGGCCACCACAGGCTCGGCTTCCGGCAACACGGTCAGCTCGAAATAGTGCGTTGCAAATAGAGTATAGGCGCGCAAATGCGCCAGGCGTTCGGCTGCCGCCCATGCCAGGGACAGACCGTCGAAGGTGCTGGTGCCGCGGCCGACCTCGTCCATCAATACCAGGCTGCGTTCGGTGGCGTTGTGCAGGATATTGGCGGTTTCGCTCATTTCCACCATGAAGGTCGAGCGGCCGCCCGCCAGGTCATCGCTGGAGCCGATCCGCGTGAAAATCCGGTCTACCAGCGACAGTTCGCAGCTGGCTGCCGGCACGAAGCTGCCGATGTGAGCCAGCAGCACGATCAACGCAGTCTGGCGCATATAGGTGGATTTACCGCCCATGTTCGGGCCGGTGATCACCAGCATCCGGGTGCTGTCGTCCAGGTTCAGGTCGTTGGCCACGAACGGCGTGGTCAGCACCTGCTCGACCACCGGGTGACGACCCTGGGTGATACGCATGCAAGGTTCGTTGACGAAGGTCGGGCAATTCAGGTCGAGATTCAGTGCGCGTTCGGCAAGGTTGCTCAGCACATCCAGTTCAGCCAGCGCTCCTGCGGTGTCCTGCAACGGCGGCAACTGGTCGATCAAATCTTCCAGCAACGCTTCGTAAAGCATCTTTTCGCGAGCCAGGGCGCGGCTCTTGGCCGACAGCGCCTTGTCTTCGAACTCTTTCAGCTCGGGAGTGATGAAGCGCTCGGCGCCCTTGAGAGTCTGACGGCGGATGTAATCTGCCGGTGCCGATTCGGCCTGCTTGCTCGGCAGTTCGATGAAGTAGCCGTGAATACGGTTGTAGCCGACTTTAAGGTTGGCCAGACCGGTGCGGGCCTTTTCCCGGGCTTCCAGATCGATCAGGAACTGGCCGGCGTTTTCGCTCAGCGATTGCAGTTCGTCCAGTTCGCTGTCGTAACCGGTTTTCAGCACGCCGCCGTCACGGATGACCGCAGGCGGGTTGTCGATGATGGCTTTTTCCAGCAGCGCCGCCAGTTCCGGATAAGTGCTGGTGGTAGTCGCCAGGCGTTGCAGGTGCGGCGCTTCCAGATCGGTCATCGCCCCTTGCAGTTCCGGCAGCGCGCCCAGTGCGTCACGCAGACGAGCGAGGTCGCGAGGGCGGGCATTGCGCAGGCCGATCCGCGCCAGAATCCGCTCGATGTCGCCGATTTCCTTGAGCTGCGGCTGCAATCTTTCGAAGCGGTAACCGTCGAGCAAGCAACGGATCGAAGTCTGGCGCGCCAGCAGCACGGTCAGATCACGCAACGGGCGATTGAGCCAGCGCGTCAGCAAGCGGCTGCCCATGGCGGTCTGGCAGCGATCGACCACCGATTGCAGGGTGTTGTCGCGGCCACCGGCCAGGTTGGTATCGAGTTCCAGGTTGCGGCGGCTGGCGCCGTCCAGCACCACGGTGTCATCCAGGCGTTCATGGCGCAGGCTGCGCAGGTGGGGCAGGGCGGTGCGCTGGGTTTCCTTGGCGTAGGCCAGCAGGCAACCGGCAGCGCCAATGGCCAGGGTCAGGGTTTCGCAGCCGAAGCCTTTCAGGTCCTGGGTCGAGAATTGCTGGCAAAGACTTTTCAGCGCCGAGTCGCGCTCGAAATCCCACGGCGCACGGCGACGAACGCCACGGCGTTTTTCCGCCGGCAGATCTTTCGGCCAGTCATCCGGGATCAGCAGCTCCACCGGATTGACCCGCTCGAGCTCTGCCAGCAGGTTTTCCCAGCCTTTGATCTCCAACACCGTGAAGTTGCCGCTGGTGATGTCCAGCACCGCCAGGCCGAACAGACGCTCATCGCCCAGCACCGCCGCGATCAGGTTGTCGCGACGTTCATCGAGCAATGCCTCATCGCTGACCGTGCCCGGGGTGATGATCCGTACCACCTGACGCTCTACTGGCCCTTTACTGGTGGCCGGATCGCCGACCTGTTCACAGATCACCACCGATTCGCCGAGCTTGACCAGTTTCGCCAGATAGCCTTCTGCCGCGTGATACGGAATTCCGCACATCGGAATCGCCTGCCCCGCCGACTGCCCGCGTGCGGTCAGGGTGATGTCCAGCAACCTGGCAGCCTTCTTCGCGTCTTCGTAGAAGATCTCGTAGAAGTCGCCCATGCGGTAGAACATCAGCTGGTCCGGGTGCTGATTCTTCAGGCGCCAGTACTGTTGCATCATCGGAGTGTGGGAGGACAGGTCGGAGACGGCTTTATTCATCGGATTGTCAGGTAACTCGTTGGAAGATGTGGGGCAAAAGCGAGGCCGTGGCCGGGCTTTTCCGCGATGGGCGCAAGGTTACCATGGGCGGTCTGTCGGACGCAGGCATCGCGGCCCGGTGACATCTATCTGGCGCAAAAAGGTCGACTATGCACGATTTATGCAAATCAGCATTTGTCTTCGCGAAAAACTTCAAGCACTATGCGCGTTATGCAAAAACGCAACGTATCTACCGTCTTAAGAGCACTGCTCGACCAGCACGGCATCTCCCCCACGGAGCTTCACCGTCGCACCGGCGTGCCTCAATCCACTCTCTCGCGGATTCTCAGCGGGAAGATCGTCGATCCTTCGGATAAACACATCTCGAAGATCGCCGAGTACTTCGCCGTGAGCACCGATCAGTTGCGCGGGCGCGCGGAAGTCGCCCCGGTCGCTGGCGGCGGGCGCGAGCCGTTGCATTCCGAACTCAAGGACATAAGCCTGTGGGACGATGACACGCCCGTCGACGACGACGAAGTGTCGGTGCCCTTTCTTCGCGAGGTTGAATTGGCTGCTGGATCAGGAAGATTCGTCATCGAAGAGAGCGAACGCTCCAGCCTGCGCTTTGGCAAGCGCAGCCTGCGCCATAACGGCGTGCAGTTCGACCAGGCCAAATGCGTGACCGTACGGGGCAACAGCATGTTGCCGGTGCTGCGTGACGGCGCCACCGTCGGGGTCAACGCGGGCAAGTGCGGTATCGGCGACATCGTTGATGGCGACCTGTACGCGATCAACCACAACGGCCAGTTGCGGGTGAAACAGCTCTATCGCCTGCCGACCGGTATCCGCCTGCGCAGCTTCAATCGCGATGAACACCCGGACGAGGACTACAGCTTTCAGGATATGCAGGAAGAGCAGATCGTCATCCTCGGCCACGTCTTCTGGTGGGGCATGTACGCCCGGTAACGATCCCTCTTTCAGATAAAACCCGCCCACGGCGGGTTTTTTTTCGCTTGTCGAAAACTGTGCAGCCCTTGATCGGCGCGGCTCCCATGCGTTCGTGCATTTCTTGCGCATAAATAAATGCATTTATGCATTGACTGTATATGCATCCATGCATATTCTTGCCACCAAGCCGCTCGACAAAGCGGCTGGCAACAACCGCTCTTTAGTTCCACAAGAACAGGCAGCGATGAACCGGCCTCAACGGTTCAGAGGGTTGGCAACTGACCCGGGTGTGCAGCGTAAAGCACCAGAAGCAGTTATCCGGCGGGCAGGGACCGCGGTCGGAAAAACAATTTGAATGGACTCGTACCGCGCCAGTAGCGCCGAAAAGTCAGCTTCCTTCACATGCACAGGATCGAAGGAAGGCAAAGGAGTGCATTACTGAAAAGCCCGGCGAGTTGCCGGGCTTTTTGGAATGCCTGCCGAACTCATCGCTGCACCCCCTCTGCAATAAAGCAATTGGCTGAACAACAATCCAAGGAAATCAGGATGAACCGTTACGTACTCACAATATATGCGAATTACATCGTCGTTCTTCAGGTGCTGGATACTGATGGACCGCTGCCGGCCCTACCGCTTGGTGAACCGGATGCTGCATGGCGAGATGTCACCGGTGATACCACCGCGCAACCGGGGATGAGGATGGATTACGGTCCATACGGGCTGACGTTCAGTGCGATCCCCGCCTCCGAGCACGAGTGGATCAACAATGCCCGCATGCAGCAACGGTTCGACGCAGCCGAACGCTGGCTGAGGTTCAACCCGCTGCAATACAGGCTGGATCTTGGCATCGCCAGTCCGGCGGATGAGGCGGCGCTGGTTGCCTACAAGCAGTACATCGTTGCCGTAAGCGAAGTGAAAAACCAATCCGTGTTCCCGGTGCTGAACTGGCCGGTTGCTCCCTTCTGATTCACACCCTGGTGAAAGCGCATTACTGAAAAGCCCGGCGATTTGCCGGGCTTTTTGGAATGCCTGTCTGGTGCAGGCAGATCAACGTATGCCGAGAAATCGGCGATCAAATAAGGATGTGAGCAATGAGCTTGAAAAAATATGCACGCGTAGTGAATGGCAAAGTCGACAACATTTTCGAAACGGCCAATCCGATCACCGAAGAATTTCCCGGCGATCAAGTGTGGGTCGACGTTACCGCCACCTCAGCTGGCCAGGTCGATTACGGCCATAACGCAGTCAACACCGACGGCGTCTGGACTTTTGCCCCCGAGTTCCCTTGGGGCCAATCGGTGTTGGGCGAACAACTGCGTAATGAAAAAACGCGTCGGTTCGACAACCTAGTCACTCGTGTCGCCTCCGCCGGTCTGCAATACAAAGTCGATCTGGGCATTGCCACTACGGCGGAGCAGGTGTACCTGGCCGCGTTCAAGGAGTACTGCGTGGCCTTCACTCAGGTCAATAAGCAGCCGGGTTTTCCGGTGACCATCGTTTGGCCTGAGTTGCCGTAAGGCGCGAGAGCGTACTGCTGAAACGCCCGGTCCCTGTGCCGGGCTTTCTGGAATATCCGCCTGATGCAGGCGCTTCAACAACGTTTCGCGGCATGAAAAGCCTGACAGGTAATCAAAAGGATTTGCCGATGTTGAAAGAGTGCCGCTGTGGCAACTGCAAACGACTGCTCGCCCGGGTGGGTGAGTACACAGAACTCCAGATCAAATGTTCCCGCTGCGGAGCCTTTAATCATGTGAGGGCCAAGAGCCCCGAGCCCTTGACGATCGCCTGTGAGCGACTAAGACAATCCGACTCTATAGGTAAAAAATGAAATCGATCAAAACTCATCTGGGTTCGATGCTGTTGTCCCTGACACTGCTGGCTGCCAGCGGTTCTGCGTCCGCAGCCGAACTGGTCGTCAATGGAAGCTTTGAAACCCCTGGCTGCAGCAACGACTGCATTTTGAACACTCCCGCTCAGGCTGACTTCATCAATGGCTGGACAACGTTCCTGTCCGGTGTGGAGTACATGAATGTCCGTGCGGCCATCGGCAGTTCGGTTGCCGCCGATGGCGCCATGGCTGTAGATCTTGCCAATTATGTTTACGAAAACGGCGGCGGGATTCAGCAAAACATCAATACCGTCGTGGGCGCGAAGTATCGCCTGACTTTTAGCGCCGGTAACTCGAAGTATGTGAATCGCAGTGGCAACGGTGTCATCAACGTCAAGGTGGCCGGGAAAACCACCAGCTTCGACACCCCTGTGGCGACGGGTGATGCAACCGTATGGGAAACAAGAACCCTGGACTTCACCGCCACGACTTCGCAAACGACCCTGAGCTTTTGGAACGAGCAGAATCCGAACGCTCATTTCGCGTTCATCGACAAGGTCAGCGTAGTACCTCTTTAAAGCATTACCGGCGGGCACTCTTGCAGTGCCCGCTTTCAGAGACAGCGTTTGAAACTAAAACACATCACACATCAATCTTCCCGGGAGGCGTGACATGACAAACGAGCAACAAGCGTTGGCGGACATGCCGATCTGGCTGGTCATCCTCCTTGCCGTGGCGGGCGGGGTGTCCGGCGAAATGTGGCGCGCCGACAAGGACGGCGCCCGCGGCTGGCCACTGCTGCGACGCCTGGCCCTGCGCTCCGGCGCCTGCATGATCTGCGGCGTCTCGGCGATCATGCTGCTGTACGCCGCCGGCATGTCGATCTGGGCCGCCGGCGCCTTCGGCTGCCTCACCGCAATGGCCGGCGCCGACGTGGCCATCGGTCTGTACGAACGCTGGGCCGCCAAGCGCATCGGCGTCTGCGAAGTTCCGCCACCGCGCGATCAACAGTAACCCATCCCTTTCTTGTCTCGCTGCACGCTGTGCGGCGGGATTTTGCGTGGACATTCGAAAAGGAGGTCATGCATGCCCGCACCGATCCGGCAGCCTTCGCAGCTGTTCACGGCGATGGCGACAGCCTTGCGCAACAACGCCGACCTGAACGTGCAGGTCGGCAATCACGACGACTTCACGGCACCCGGCGACAAGGCCTGGGTGTTGATCGACATCGAACGCAATGCACCGGGAGAGCGCGCCGCCAACGGGCGAATCGCTCATGTGCTGACACTGTCGTTGCAAGTCATTCCGGCGCTTTCCGCCACAGCGTTTGCCGCGTGTGACCTGATCGCCGCCCTGAGAAACCTGATCACTGACAACCGCTGGGGCCTGCCCGGCGAACAGTGCGATCCGCCCATGAACATCGATGGTTTGCCGTCGCTGGCGATTCGCGCCGATCAGCCCAACAAGGCCTGGACCCTGACCTTCAACCAGACCCTCTACCTGGGCCCTACCTTGCTCGACGACCCGCTCGGTACACCGAAATTCGCTCGCACCTGGGAAGTCAGTGACATCGACGACCCCGACCAATACACCTCGCTGGAGGCCTGACCGATGTTCGACGCGTTACTGCGGATGCAATTGGGCCCGATCATCGAACGGCTGGCGGAGATGGACGCGGAGATCGAAGACCTGCACCGGCGCGCCGAGAGTTTTTGCCGCATCGGCGTTTGTCAGGAGGTCGACGCGGCGAGCAATACGTGCAAGGTCAGTCACGGAGGATTGCTCACGCCGGCCATCAAATTCTTCAACCCGAGCGCCGGCGCCCAGAGCGAATCGCGGATTCCCAGCGTGGGTGAACAGTGTCTGCTGTTCAACTACGGCAGCGGCGAAAGCGGTGCACAAAGTGTGGCGTTGTTTGGCCTTAACAGTGACCGCTTTCCACCTGCTGCGACGATCCCCACGCTGACGCGACGGGTGCATGGCGATGGCAGCGAAAGCGGCTACGACGACGCTTCTCACACCCTGCACTGGCAAAACGGCCCGGCCGCGTTCAGCGGTTCTCGCGAAGCGCTGGAACTGAGTATCGGCCCGGCGCGGCTGGCGATGACGCCGCAAGCGATCACCCTGCAACTGGGCGCCACCGGCCTGACCATCGACGCCTCGGGCGTGCACTTCAGCGGCCCGCTGGTGGATCACCAGGGTCGCGTCATCAGCCCCTGAATCAAGAGCCTCCCATGATCGGAATCGATAGAGACAGCGGGGCCACGGTCGACGACTGGCTGCAATTCGTGCAGCGCGCGACACGAGCCCTGACCACGCCGCTGGGCACCCGGCAAAAAAGGCCCCTTTATGGTTCGTTGATCCCCACGCTGCTGGGGCAAAACCTCGGCGATGACGTTCTGCTTCTGGCCCAGAGCCACGCCGCGCAGGCGTTCTACAACCCGCAGAACGGCATCGGCGATTTCCAGCCCGGCGTGATCGTCGCCACCCGACAGGGCGCCGGCCTGCTGCTGCGTTTCGCCGGCACCTGGAAAAACCGCCAACAGACTTTCGAGGTCGTGACATGAGCATGTTGATCCCTGGCCAGAACCAACTGGCCGAACCTTCGCTGATCAAGGTCGAGGCCTTCGAGGATTTGCTGGCCGAGTTCAAGGCCTTCGTCCTTGAATACGTCGGATCCCGCTCGCCGCAGAGCGCTGCGAAACTCAAGACCAGCCTGGAAAACGAAAGCGAACTGCTGACGATGGCGCTCGAAGCATTTTGCGTTCGCCTGCAAACCCACGAACGCAAATACAACGCCCGCATCAAGCAGATGCTGGCGTGGTGGGCCACCGGCAGCAACCTTGATGCGCGGCTGGCGGACATGGGCCTGGAGCGACAGTTGCTCGACCCGGGCGACCCGGCGGCATTCCCGCCAGTGCCGGCGATTTACGAAAGCGACGATGACGCCCGGCTGCGCTATTACCTGGCACCCCATGCGCCGGCGGCGGGCTCGCGGATGCAGTATCGCCGCGAAGTCTTCACCCTCGGTGAACGGCCAACGGTGAAAGTCGAATCCACTGATGCCGGTGTCGTCGAGGTCACCTACACCTTCGCCCCGGACGGCCTCGCCGCGCAGGTCAAGGATGGCAACGGTCGTCGCACCGCACCCGGAGAAGTGCAGGTGACTGTGCTGTCCCGCGAGGCCGACGGCACACCGTCCGCCGCACTGCTCGACGGTGTGCGCCAACACTTCGCCCGGCCCGACGTCTGCCCGGAAACCGACAAGGTCACCGTCAAGGGCGCCGAGATTCAGCGCTACAAAATCCGCGTCGTGGCGAAGATCAATTCGGGCCCGGATTCGGGCCTGACCAAAGTCGCCGCCGAGCAACATCTGCAAGCCTATGCCGACAGTTGTCATCGCCTGGAAGGCCGGGTCGATCCGAGCTGGATCGACTACACGTTGCACAGCGCCGGCGCGGTGCAGTTGCAGATTCTTGAACCGCTGACACCCATCGTGTGCAGCGCGTTTCAAGCGCCTTACTGCACGGCGGTCGAAGTCGAGGTGCAGACGCTATGACGGACCAGACACCGCGTCCGACCCTGCTGCCAGCCAACAGCTCGGCGCTGGAACGGGCGCTCGATATCGGCTTCGGCACTTTGCTTGACCGCGTCGTGCCGCCGTTTCCCGAACTGATGAACCCGAGCGAAACACCGGTCGCGTTCCTGCCGTATCTCGCAGCGGATCGCGGCGTGGCCGAATGGAGCACTGACGCACCGGAGGCGGAAAAGCGCCTGACTGTCGAACTGGCCTGGCCCACGGCGCGTCAGGCCGGCACTCGCAAGGCGCTGGAAAACGCTGCCAAGGGGTTGCAACTGAGACCGGAAGTCCGTGCCTGGTACGAGACGACACCGCCCGGCGAACCCTACAGCTTTTCCGTGCGGGCCTTCACTGAACAACCCTACAGCGAAGCCATCGACGCCCGTCTCGACCGACGCCTGGCCGATGCCAAGAGCGAGCGGGACGTGCTGTCGGTGTCGGTCGGCCTCAGCGCCTTCGGCTCTCATGTGATTGGTGCCGCGACTTTTTGCGGTGAGCTGACCACGGTCTACCCGGTGTTCCTCGAAGGCCTCGAAACCTCCGGTGAAGCCTTCATGGCGGCCGCTCTGTACACCGTCGAAACATCCACTATTTATCCTCAGGGGGCCTGAATGGCTGACTATTACACCCTGCTCACCAACGCAGGGATTGCCTACGAAACCGCCTGCAAGGCGGCAGGCGTGCCGATCAAGCTGACGCAGATTTCCGTCGGCGACGGCGGCGGCGCGGTCTACAACCCGGCTGCGACAGCTACCGCGCTGAAGCGCGAGGTCTGGCGCGGACCGCTCAACGCACTGTTCCAGGACGAGAAGAATCCGAGCTGGCTGCTCGCCGAAGTCACCATTCCGCCGGACGTCGGCGGCTGGTACGTGCGTGAAGCGGGGCTGTGGACCGACACCGGGATTCTCTACGCCATCGTCAAATACCCGGAGTCGTTCAAACCGGTACTGGCCACCTCCGGCTCGGGCAAAGAGTTCTACATCCGCTCGATTTTTGAGACCAGCAATGCCTCGCTGGTGACGCTGCTGATCGACGACACCGTGGTCAAGGCCACTCGTGCATGGGTCATGAGCTACCTCGCCGAAGAACTCGGCAAGCTCGATGGCAAACAATCGGTGCGTGTCGCCGCCACCGCCAACGTGGTGTTGAACGGTGCGCAGCAGATCGATGGCGTGGCGGTAATCGCCGGTGACCGCGTGCTGCTGCCGAACCAGACCCTGGCCAAAGACAACGGCCTGTGGATCGTCGCCAACGGCGACTGGGTTCGTGCCAACGATGCCAATGTCAGCGCCAAGGTCACCCCGGGCCTGACGGTGATGGTGGAGGAGGGCACGCTCAACGGTGATTCGCTGTGGCACCTGACCACCAATGCGCCGATCACCCTCGGCACCACTGCGCTGACATTCAAGATGCTGGTGGGACGCACCGGGATTGCTGCCGGTACCTACAAAAGCCTGAGCGTCGACGAGTATGGCCGCGCGACGGCCGGCTCGAATCCCGACACGCTGGCCGGTTTTGGCATCAAGGACTCCTACACCAAGGCTGAAGTCGAAGCGTTGATTGCCAAGGCCTCGGCGTTGCCGGTGGGTTCGATTGTGGCGTTCCCTGTCGATACACCGCCGCCGGGTTTTCTGGAGCTGGACAACAGCGTCAAGAGCAGCGCGACTTACCCGGACTTGAGCGCCTATCTGGGTGGCAAGTTCAACAAGGGCGATGAGGGTGTCGGGAATTTCCGGTTGCCGGAGGCGCGCGGGGAGTTCTTGCGGGGTTGGGATCATGGGCGGGGGGTGGATACTACTCGTGGGCTTGGTACCTATCAGGACGCCGCGCTGCTCGATCACCACCATACAGTCTTGACCGCGGATGCAGGCAGCACTCGTTCACCCGCTTCGGGCAATGTGGTGGGTAACGCAATCAGCAATCTGTCACCTACGTCCAAAATGTCGGGCGCCAATATATTGGGAGCTACGCTTACTTCCAGTGTTTTCGGGCCAGCAGTAGCAGTAGGAGGCACTGAAACCCGCCCCCGCAACATCGCCGTCATGTGGTGCATCAAAGCCTGGAACGCGCCGATCAATCAGGGAAGCATCGATGTAGCTGCACTGGTCAAGGAAGTCTCCCGTTTGGGATCTGCCGTTCCGGTGGGCGCTGTCATGGCGTTTCCAACGGGGATCGTGCCTCCGGGGTTTCTTGAGCTGGATGGCAGTGTGCAGAGCACTGCGACCTATCCTGATCTCGCCGCGTACCTGGGCACAACGTTCAGCAAGGGAGATGAGGGCTCCGGTAATTTCCGCTTGCCGGAGTCTCGTGGTGAGTTTCTGCGCGGCTGGGATCATGGGCGTGGGGTGGATGCCGGTCGGGCGATGGGTAGCTATCAGGCAGATGAGTTCAAATCTCACACCCATACCTTCTCGGCACCGACCTCCATTACGGCTTCTGGTGGTTCCTCCGGGATCATTCTTTCTGCAACGGGTACGCCTAACTGGTCTACGACGAATACAGGCGGGAGTGAAACCCGCCCGCGCAACCTGGCGGTGATGTGGTGTATCAAAGCCTGGAACGCACCGGTCAATCAGGGAACGATCGATATCGCCGCGCTTGAGCAGCGGGTGATTAAAAACGAGTTTGGCCGCCTTCTGAATATTCAGAAATTCACGGATAACGGCACCTACATTCCGACGCCGGGGATGAAGAAGGTTCGGATTCGGATTGCTGGCGGCGGCGGAGGCTCGGGAGGTGCATCGGCGACGACTGCGGCCCAGACCTCTGCTTCTGGCGGTGGGGCGGCGGGGAGCTATGCGGAGGCGTTGCTGACAGCGGCGGACATTGGCATGAGCCAGCCGGTCATTGTTGGGGCTGGCGGGGCTGGCGGCACGGCTTCGGGAACCACCGGAACCGGTGGCGGCACGGGGGGCGCGACTTCGGTAGGGGCATTGCTGTCCGCACCTGGTGGTTTCGGGTCAATCTTCGCTATCGCGATAGCGGGTGGAGCGTATGGGTTGATGGTGAGCGGCTATCCGGGCGCGCCCGCATCAGGGGGGAATCTAGTCAGCATGGCAGGCGCTCCAGGTTACCCCGGCATCGCTGTGAATTCGTCGACGTTGGCTGGGCATGGTGGTAGCGGCCCGCTGGGTTCTGGCGGGCTCGGCACTGGTACCAACGGGGCGATTTCGCCTGGTATTGGTTATGGCGCGGGCGCTGGCGGCGTGGCCGTCGGCCCATCTTTGCCCGCGCGGAACGGCTCGTCGGGCGCCGGCGGTATTGTTATTTTCGAGGAATACGCCTGATGAAGAAGTACGCACTCCTGTACATGGGCAAGGCTGCCCAGCTGTTCGAAACCGACGGCGACATAAAGACAATGTTTCACCCGGACTTGATCTGGATCGAGTGCCCCAACGATGTCGAGGAAGGCTGGCTGTACGACGGCGAGCAGTTTGCACCGCCGGGGGGGCCAATCGTGTCGCTGGATGAACTCAAGGCGTCCGTGGCGGCTGAGCGCTTTATACGTGAGGGCGTCGGCATCGTCGTGGACGGCCTGAAAATCGAAACGACTCGCGACAGCCAGGCACTGATCGCCAGTACCGGTCTATCGGCTGTCCTTGATCCGGAATACCGCTGCAATTTCAAGACGGTGACCGGTTTTGTCGAGATCGGCGCTGCGCAGATCATCGATATCGCGAAGGCAGTACGGGCGCACGTACAGGCCTGTTTTGACCGCGAACTGACGTTGTTACGCGCAATCGAGGCAGGCGAGTACCACGACGAAATGCTGGCCGAGGGCTGGCCGGATTCATCGTCGACCGATACCGCAGATCTCGACTAAACGCCCCGTACATCGGGGCGTTTTCTTGTCCCCAAACAAACATTCAACACCCATCAAGCCCCTCCCCACGAGGGGCTTTCCCGTTTATGGAGAAACGAAAAATGGCAACCCGCCAAACCTACACCGTGCTCGTTCCATTCCCCACCGGCGGTGGGCACTGGTCGAGTGTCGGCCAGGAACTCGATCTGCTTGATGTCGAGGCCAGTGCACTGCACAGCGCCGGTCGACTGGAGCTGAAAACACCTACCACCAAGGCCGTCAAGGCCGCTGCCAAGAAGGCTGACTGAATATGGCTGAGGTTCTGAACTTCGAGCACAACGGCATTACCGTCAATGCCACCGAATCCCCCGAGGCCATGGGTGGCCTGGGTGACAACGTCATCGGTCTGGTCGGCACCGCGCCGAAAGCCGATCCGCTGATTCCGCGCAACGCACCGTTTCGCATCAACAGCTTCACCGCCCACGCGCTGCTCGATCCGACCGGCTCGGAAGAGGGCACCCTGTACCACGCCGTTTACCAGATCCTCAAAGTGGTCAAGGTGCCGGTGTACGTGGTGATCGTCGAGGCGGGCGCGACCCCGGCCGACACCGTCAATGCAGTGATCGGCGGCATCGAGCCAGCCACCGGCCGCAAACTCGGTCTGGCCGCATTGGGCAGCGTCCCGGAAGAGCTGACCATCATCGGCGCGCCGGGCTTCACCGGCACTAAAGCGGTAGCCAGCGAGTTCGCCTCGTTCGGCAAGCGCATCAAGGCCCGTGTGGTGCTGGACGGCAAAGACGCTTCGGTTGCTGACCAAGTGACCTACAGCCAGGAACTGGGCGGCGCGGATCTGGGTTTCGACCGCTGCCTGGTGGTGCACAACATGCCCGCCGTGTACTCGAAAGCAGCGAAGAAAAACGTCTTCCTCGCGCCATCCAGTCTGGCGATTGCCGCGCTGGCCAAGGTCAAGCAATGGGAAAGCCCGGGCAACCAGGTGACCTACGCCGAAGACGTGTCCCGGGTCGTTGAATACAACATCCTCGACACCTCCACCGAGGGCGATCTGCTTAACCGCTACGGCGTCAGCTACTACGCCCGCACCGTGCTGGGCGGATTCTCGCTGCTGGGCAACCGCTCGATCACCGGCAAGTTCATCAGCTACGTCGGTCTGGAAGACGCCATCAGCCGCAAGCTGGTGAAGGCCGGCCAGAAGGCCATGGCCAAGAACCTGACCAAGTCGTTCATGGATCAGGAAGTCAAACGCATCAACGACTGGCTGCAAACCCTGGTCGCCGACGAAACCATTCCCGGCGGCAGCGTGTACCTGCACCCGGAACTCAACAGCGTCGAGAAGTACAAGAACGGCACCTGGTACGTGGTCATCGACTACGGCCGCTACGCGCCGAACGAACACATGGTTTATCAACTCAACGCCCGCGATGAAATCATCGAGCAGTTCCTGGAGGACGTTCTCTAA